TGAGTTTGTGGACCCCTGAATATATTGACTTTGGTCGTCAACAAATACCTCTACGCCGGGTGATAGTAGTTCTTTCATTTTTCATCCTCATTTGTAGATAAATGTATTTATCAAATATCACGAAAATTGAGTTGAAGTGAACTCTATTTATGCTCGGTTGATAGCGTGTTTTTGATTGTGGGAAATATTTTTATCCGATTACCCAGTACATTGGTTGACTAAAATCAACATAATTTTTTAGGTCTTCAAGGCATTTATCAATAGCAGCTTGTCCCTCTGCCTTCATCGCTGCACCATTCAATGATGAACCCCCTTGGGGTCCAACAATTGTGCTATATTTTTCTCTGGGTTCACCAATGATAATTTTACAAGCGCCTACCATAAAATCACGGAACCACTGTAAGATAACTGGGTCAGCCAATAGGTTGAATTCAGGTTTCCAATTATATGTCCATAGTAGCACATTTTCACCCGTTGCTTTTGGATCACGCATAAGCTGTAATTTTTTAGTAACAGTATTAAATGTATACACAATATATGCGCCGAACATTCTACCGGCTAATTCTACGTATTGAGAATAAAAATCATAAGTGGCCAATCCACCAGATACATTGAAGTTCATCAAATAAACATTCAAGCTGGCTTGGCTAAATGGGTCAAAGTTACTTGCGAATGGTCCAGTAGCATTGCCAAAGGTTCTTCTATAAACTTGTCTTACAGATTGAACCTCTTGTGGCATTGTATAGATATTTACATTGTCAACAAGCTCCATGAAGATATAACTTTCTTCTGTTGAATTTTGCGCCCTCTGTCTGTATGTACCCAATGCTCTTTGGTATGCAGTTTCATAATGCTCTGCATCCAATTCAATGTCCACTATTTGATCGCCTAAACTATAGCGAACATAGTCAATGAGTTCTTGCTTTAATCTTGTAGTTGAGGATTCAGATTCAATCATGTTAATACACCAATAATATTGATGTATTTATCTGTTTTTTTAACTGAGCTTAGGTTCAGAGTCTATGAATCTTAGATATTCTCGTAAATGAACTGATGCTTCGTTTTTTGTCGTAAACGGACCAGACCAATCTTCTTCGATGATTCTATAATACCATCCTTCTGGTAATATAATATCAGATTGATCGTAGTCCGTGATGTGCTTAGTACCATCTGAGTAAAAAACTTCAGATTGAATCATAAATCTCTATCTTTCAACCAATTGTCTATGTTGAATGTAGTATACACCAACAATGTTAGATATGCAAGTAGCAATACTTCAAAAGTTGTTTTTAATGTTTCCATGATCACGTTAATCTACTCATAGTCAAACAATCCACCCAATTGATCTTTTTCATCATTGTTGTTTTTATGAGATTCAATTCTGTTTTTTGCAATTTCAAAATACTTTTCTTCTTTTTCAATACCGATAAAATTTCTGTTGGTATTGATACAAGCTATGCCGGTTGTGCCCGAACCCATGCAGTTGTCTAACACTGTTTCGTTCTCGTTGGTATATGTTTTTATCAGATACTCCATTAAGGCAACAGGTTTTTGAGTTGGGTGTAATTTTTCTTTATCTCTTTTTATTTCAACCCAAGACAAAGGAAATCTTTCGCCAGATTCATTGTTTGTTTCCGTCAAATCTTTTCCAACATAAACGTCACTAGCAGAGCCTCTTGTGCATTTATACGGTTTACCTTTTGTTTTTTGAGGATTATATGTTGGCAGTGATTTATAAAAAACAAGAATATCTTCATGTGCCCTAAGAGGCATACGATTGGCGTTATAGAATCCTGTTGCTGCTTTTTTTATCCATTTCAAATCATATCTAAAATCATTTATGTTTGATGAAATTAAAACAGTAGTAAACGGCTGTGCCGCAGTCAGAACAATTGCTCCATTTTTTTTTATAATTCTTTTGTATTGCAACCATAAGCCATCAATAGGAATAATTGAATCCCACTTACACGCCGTTGTCCCATACGGCAAATCACATAGAATCATATCTATACTCCCATCGGGAATATCTTTCATGATATCCAAGCAATCGCCATGTCTTAAATCATTCATCTTTACCAAACTCGTAATATTACCAAGTTCTCATTTGATCTACCAGACCACTTTGTCTCGGTAGATTTAATCTCTTTGAACAATTTTCTCAATGCCGGTTTTCCTTCTTTTGTAAATTTACCAATAATTTCTTGAGGCTTCCTTATCGTTTTTTGAACGGTCTTACTAGCGTCAAATCCAACAATACTTGATCCTTTTATTGTTAACGACCCTGCATTAAAATCAGCCGCAACATAAATCAATTTTCTCTTTGCATTATCATACAACCATGCTTCTTGGGCCGCAACAATTTTAGCTGGGGCTTCTGATTTTATTTTTAATTCAGGAACATCTCTGAGATACTTAAATTTAACAGCCAACCTTTCTGGGCTCACCGCCTTTTTAGCTCTTGGCTTTCGCTCTGTTTTTTTAACTTGCAAGTACGATAAACAATCAGATAAAACCTGTTCAATAAATTTAATTATGTTTCTTAGTTGTATTTTAGTATACCCACTATACGATTCAGTAACATACTCATCATCGCCAGAATAGGCCAACTTTACTTCGTTTAAGTCTTTTTGCCAAATATCGGAGATATATGATGTGTGTTGAGGCGATACGTTCATTGATCGCATAACATTGATCGGCTTTATGTCAGCCGTCATCTTGCAACCAGATTTGATAAATGTCTCATACATTGCGTCAATCTCAGATGCGGCTTCCTTTACTTTTTCAAGTAGCCTATCTTGAATAGTCGGTTTCTTATCTTCATCGTCTATGTCTGTTACCGGCTTTCTCTTTGATACTCGCATTGACTCAATAGTATTTTCTATTGAGCTTTTTTCATGATCGGTCAATTCAAGCCCCATCAGATTCATTCTTGCTAACCAGCATTGAGTAACCGATATTTCACCATCTGGTATAGATTTTACTACTTTAATATCATTGGGTCGCTTATTCAACGTCAACCAATGAATCATCATTTCTTTTGCTTCCTTTTGCTTGAAGTATCCATTATACCAAGTAAAGGCGCGAGCAAGTTTGCTGAATCTTTCTTCTTTTTTTGGTTGAATTTCCCAAGATGGCTCTGGTCCTACATACTTTGTATCGCCGCCAATAAAAGAAAATGGTTTTAGTTCATTACTTTTTTCTGATGTTTTAGCTTTTACGGCACGTGCAACCGTTCTTTTTGTTTTCGGCTTCGTTGCTGTTTTTGTTGTTTTTTTGGTTACGATTTTTGCCATAATTAGTTTGTATTAAGAATAGCTACGAACAAGTATTGGTCAATTGTTTCAATCAACTCGTCTACTTGATCTTTGGTAAGAGTATACATTGATGTTACTCTATTACGCCGACGGCACTCTATCTCTTCTTTTGAGAGAGTGGTTACTTTTTCATCAGCAGTTTTGATGATCTTGATTAAATCATTGTAATACACCGGATCGGTGATTTGCTTGATTTTTTCCTTGTATTCTTCTACAAGATTTCTATAATGTTGAATGATATTATCGCTTGACATATTTCTTAATACTATTTAGCGATGTTAACTGAATCGCAATATAAACGCAGTAGCATCAATTTCATTGGCAAATTCAATGTAATACACTGAATTATATAATTCTTCGGCTTGATTGTCTGGCAATAGTTCATAAATCATAAGGCCATGCAATTCATCCTTAACCCAAGAAAAAAACTCTTTGACTACCGGCGAATTGGATGGGCCGAATTCTTCAAGGAAGACTGCTATCTTCCTTGCTGCGACTTCGTCAGTTTCCCAACAACAAAGTAGATTGAATAAACTTTTTTTAGATAATTTCAACCTAGTCATCTTCATTTCTTTTCACTCAATTCAAGCTCAAGATCATGCCAATCACCATTAAAGAATACTGACCACACATTATCTTGAGTGAAGATATACTCAAATTCTTCGTATTGGTGATTTTCCTCATAATCACTCAGCGATTCAAATTCTTCAATCACAATGACTTCGCCACGATAAG